GGTTTCAGCAGGGGCCCCATCGTTTGTGCTACGATTGGGGTTGAAAAGTGAATGTTATTGTGACGGGGGATGGATGCCTAAAGCCGATTTTGAAAATTTGACACGCAAGGACCTAGCTGCTGCCTATGGTGTGTCCCCTATGACTATTACGCGGTGGCTCAAGCTCGGTCTCCCTCGGCACAAGGATGGCACATACTCCCTTCCAGAGACGATTGCTTGGACCGTGGATCAGGCTCGGCAGGAGACCCCACTCGAAGGCGAGACGACGGAGTCGACGAAATGGCTCGCGGAGTTCCGAAAGGAGAGGGCGAAGAGCGAGCGGCTCCGGCGGAAGATGTTGGAGGGGAGTGTCATTGAGAAGGATCTCGTCATTGGATTCTTCAACGCCCGGATCGGGCTTGTCAAGAATGGGCTCCTGCTTATGCCCCGGGCGCTGGCTTCGGACCTGCTCACCTGCGAAACAGAAGCAGAAATTTCAAAGAAGCTAGAAGACAGAGTTCGGCATCTTTTAGAATTGTTCTCAAGGGAGATGCCGGAGGATTTCACTGGGGAGTCGAAGACAGATGAACGTTGACTTCTCCACAAAATGGTGGAGCTTCCCTGAGCGGGCAACATGGGCTCCGCCGGAAGACCTTTCTGTGTCGGAGTGGGCGAAGCGATACCGGATTTTGCCCGCGAAGCTCGCGGCTGAGCCGGGTCCTTGGAATGAGGACCGGACACCCTACGTCATCGATGTTATGAACGCCTTTCAAGATCCTGCCGTCGAGCGGATAACGATCAAGGCGGCCGTCCAATCATCGAAGACCGAGGCGGTCTATAACATGCTTGGATGGGCAATTGACCAGGACCCCCGACCGGCGTTGCTCGTCATGCCAACCCTGGAGACCCTGAAGCGGGTTAGTGATAGGGTTCAGCGGATGATAGAAGATTCCCCTCGGCTCTCGGGTCATCTCTTGGGCGGTCGTTTCGATGTTAAACAAAAGCAAATTAACCTTGACCGGACGACGCTCTATTTTGCCACGGCCGGAAGCTCCTCGGATCTCCGGAATATTCAAGCCGGAATTATTCTTCTGGACGAGGTGGATGACTACCCTGTCGACGTAGGCGACCAAGGGAACCCGATAAAACAGGCCGAGGGGCGAGCCGTGACATTTAATCTCAACCGTAAGATCGTTACACTTTGTACGCCGACACTAGAGGGATCGAATATTGATCAGGCGTGGCAGAAGTCGGACAAGCGCAAGTATTGGGTTCCCTGTCCGCATTGCGGTGGGTTTCAGATTCTCGATTTTTTCCAAATTAAGCATGTGGGAGAAAAACTAGGGGAGTGGCCTAAGGGGGAGAAGCGGGATCCGAACTACATCATGGAGGCGCGACCAGCGATCTATGAATGCAAGCATTGTAAGGAGGACATAACAGACGCTAAAAAGCCTTGGATGCTGAAGCGCGGGAAGTGGATTCCGGAGGCAACGGAAATGCCCCAGAATGGTGAGATAGAGTCCTTCCCTTATCGTTACCATACGGGTTTTTGGTGGAACGGCCTATATTCGCCATGGATGACGTTTTCTGCACTTGCATCTGAATTTTTCGAGGCGAAGAAAGACCGGGCATCTTTTCAGACGTTTTGGAATCTAAAGCTCGCGGAGAACTGGGTTGAGCAATATGAGCGGATAGACGAAGATGATGTACTTAAGGCATGCTGCGAGCTGTCGGCAAGGACCGTCCCAGAGGACGCTATTGCGCTCACGTGCGGAATCGACCGGCAGGAGACTGGTTTTTATTATCTCGTGCGGGCTTGGCGGGTGAACGATTTTAACACACGGGAGGAGACTTTAACATCGTGGCTTATCGACTATGGGTTTTTGACAAGCTGGTACGACTTGGAGGAGCTTTTGTTCGGCACGGTGTACCCGATCAGAGAAACTGAAGCCACCATGAGGATATGGCGGGCCGGGATCGACACGGGTGGAACGCTCCTGCCTCGACCTGTTTTCGACCCGACGGGCGGGCACGGGATGATCCGTACGAGCACAGAAGATACAATGGTTTGGCTTAGGAACAACTCCCGCGGGCGTGGATGTTTCATTTGGGGGACAAAAGGGAGTAGGTATAACTTTGAGCCAGGGGAGAAAATCCGGCTTGGAAAACCGAAAGACAAGTATCCATCGGGGAAACCCATCCCTGGAGGTCTGCAAATTGCGAACCTCGACACTCGGCAACTCAAAGATATGTTCATGGACTACCTCGAGTGGGCGCGGAACGGGGAAGAGCGTGGGGCATACCTCCATAAAGACACAGGGGCAGACTACACGAGTCAGGTCACGGCTGAAGAGAAGCGCCCGGACAAGCGCGGGCGTATGATGTGGACGCAGATCCGGGCTGACAACCATTATCTCGACTGCGAAGTTATCACGCACGCCCTTGCTGATCCATGTTGGGCGGGCGGCGTCCGGATGCTGGGTGGTAAGTTTGGGACAACACAACTGACGAAGGCCGGGTCCCCAGACCCAGGACAGCATGTGCATGGAAAATCAGAAAAACCGTGGATTCAACAGAGTGAGGGGGGATGGCTGAAAAAGTAGACAGAGCAGATGGGAAAGTCCTCTCTCGTAAGGAGGATATTTTGCGGTATCTCGACTTTTCAGAGACGCTTTTCACAAAATGGCTTGAGAGAGGGATGCCGGTACTCTTCAAGGACGGCAGGTTTTATGCACACAAGGATAACCTAGACGAGTTTTTCAGGAGGGTTACACTAAGACGCGGTTCTTAGCACAACTTTAAAACCCTGTCAACCCCCAATATCCCCCCAATATCCCCCCGATATACCCCTGATATACCCCCAATATCCCCAAACGGCCAAAAACCAGGGCTTAAAATCGACGCATGAAGGATAGATCCATTAAGCCCAGGCGCTGGACGTGTGGAAAAGCCAACAATTCCGATTAATCAAAACAACTGGATTGTTTTCGATCTTTACGACGATGATGCGGCCCAGTTTATCACCGGAGCGGTTACGGCTGACTTCATCGTTGATCTATATCGCAACGGCGTGGATGTGGACCCGGACGGCCTTTACATTCATGAGATTGGTTCCGGCCGTTATCACATCTCCAACTCTGCCGATTCTTCAACTCCGTATCGTTCAACATCAGAAGAGCAAATCCATATTTCTTGCCGACACACGGCGAGTGGGGTATGGAAAATTTTTGATTTTTGGGCCTTCGATCTCATGGGCCGCATCGAAAGTTTGCTTGCTGAGTATATCGAGTCGGCCGTCTCTACAGGGGGCGCTATGACCGGGTTCTATGACTCAAGATCGGACCTTGCAACCAGGCTGACGACCGTCAGGGCCGACATCGCGAAGGCGCGGAAGGCACAAGTTGCAGCGACCGGCCTCGGGATGTCCGTTACCAGGGGCCAACTGGCAGCATTGTACGAAGAGGAGAAATGGTTGCTTAAGCAGATATATGCGATTGATTCGCAAAGCGCGGGCGGATTTTCCAATAGGGCCAAATTCGAGAGGCCGACTTGATGAACAAAAAGCCCTGGAACGAGAGGCTTCCCGCACTTATTCAGAAACGTCTGCCTGTCCGGGAGATCGTCGACGCAGGGAGTGGGTTTCTCGACGATGTTGTTGGGATGGTATCCCCGCAGGCGGCCGTGAGGCGCAGAGAGGCCCGAATGAGGCTCGACCTTTCATCTTCGTATTACCGTGGAGCGGAAACCGGGCGACTCATGGCGGATTGGATTCTGTCCGGACAGTCTTCTCCTGATGCTCCGGAATATGAGCTTGAGGCGATCCGGGGCCGGGCCAGGGATTTAAACCGGAACGATCCGGTCGCGGCCGGGGCCACGGAGACGCTTACGATTAACATTGTTGGGTCTGGGTTGCGGCCACAGAGCGCGATTCGACCTGAATACCTCGGCATCTCCGAGGAGAGAGCTATTCTGCTGCGCAGGCAGGCGGAGGGTATTTGGCAAACCTGGAGTAAGATTGCCGATTCTGCAAACAGGCTCACGTTTGACGAGATCCAGTTTCTTGCCATGCGAAAGATCATCGAAGACGGCGAGGTTTTTGCCGTACCTACCTGGGCCAATGAGTCGTGGCGACCACTGGGCCGCGTCCTGGAACTCGCCGAGTCAGATAGGGTAACAAGCTCTGATGCAGATTTTACGTATGGGATAAAGATAGGTAAGCGCGGCGAACCGCTTGCTTATTCGTTTGCAAAAACAGCAGACGGCGGATCGACCGAATACAAGGTGATCCAGGCTCGGGATAACCAGGGCCGCCCGAAGGTGATCCATGCGTTTCCGTCAAAGAGGGTAGGGCAGGTGCGTGGCGTGCCCTTCTTTGCCCCCGTCATACAGCACTTCAAACAATTGGGTGATTATCTAGAGGCTGAAGTCGTCGGGGCCCGGGTTGCGGCCTGTCTTGCCGTATTTGTGACTAAAACCGACTCCTGGATGGGTTCCGTCGGGAATATGAGCGAGCAGGACGCTGCATCGAACAAGCGGCTTCAGGGTTTGGAGCCGGGCCTTGTGAGCTACTTGGAGCAGGGCGAGAGCATCAACGTTGTTGATCCTAAGCGCCCCAATACGGCTTTTCAGCCGTTTGTCGAGGGTGTTCTCCGGTTGATCGGGACCGCAATCGGCCTTCCCTACGAACTTCTGCTCAAGGATTTCTCTAAAACGAACTACTCCTCGGCGCGCGCGGCGCTTCTTGAGGCGTGG